GGAACGGTCGTCGCATGCTGTCCTCCTCGGTTGCGGCGGCGGCGATGTAGCCGACGCCTGCGGGATCTTCTCTGGCTCTGGTGACGCCATCGGCGGCCCGGTCGGCGATCTCGGCTTGGGGGTCACGGCGGGTGCCGTCGGAGCGGGTGCGTTCGGTCTGCCGGTCGGGTTCGCCGGGCAGGGGTTCGTCGGCGGCGAGTTCGAGGATCGTGCAGCGGCAGTTCACGGTCTCGGAGGCGGGGCCTTGGGGGTCGCCGGGGTAGCGGAGGCGGTGACCGCCCACCTGGAACGGCTCGTCGAGGGCGACGCGTTGGCCGTCGGCGGCGAAGTGGGAGTCGCGGGTACGGGCGTCGGTGGTGCACACCCACGCCTTGTGCATCTCGGTCCCGGTCTCTTCGGCCTCGATGCGGGCGGCCTCGAGGGTGGCGGCGTTGTAGGCGCCGGTGGTCTCGGTGCGGGCGATCCGGGTGGCGCGGACGTTCCAGGCGTCCCGGCCGCCCTCGAGGCTCATGTCGAGGTGCTCCCGCACACGGACGGCGAGGGTGGCGGCGTCCTCCCCCGCGTCGATCCCTTCGGCCAGGGCGGTGCGGATCTCGGCGAACACACTGTCGGGCATGTTCTTGCACCGGTTGGACACGGTGGCGAGGTATTCGGAGACGCCGTCGCGCCAGGAGGGGATGTGGACGATGAGTTCGGCGTCGTCGGGGATGAGCTCGCCGAGCATCTGCCGCAGTTCGGTGAACGAGGAGACGAGTTCGGCGCGGTCGTCCGGGGTGAGGCCGGATAGAACTTCGGTGGGCCACGGCACGGCGGCTGCGGCAGAGCGCATCGCGGGCGGCACCCGGCCCGGCACCGCCTGCTCAGGCACCTCAGGGGTGGGTTCGGGTGGGGTGATGCCGCGGTCCCGCAACGTCTTCGCGGTGCGCGCCGCCATCAGTCCGGCCAGGACCGGCAGGACGTTGGCGACGAACGTGGACCACCACGAGTCGCGCTCATCATCCATGCGGTCCGGATCGGGCGGCAGCGCCGACGCGGTCAACGTGGGCAGGGCGGCGCGCAGGACACGGGGCGCCCACTCGGTCGCGGCGGACATCACCGCGGTCTCGATCGCCGCATCCCACGCGTCAAGGTCGTCACTCATCGCCAGCCTCCGGAGGGTGCAGGATCGCGTCGCGGGCGAGGTCGAGCATCCCGAGCATCTGGACCTGGCTCAGGTCGGCCTCGGGTAGTTCGATTCGCACCATCGTGTCGTCGCCGTTGAGGACCAGGGCGACGGTGATCGTGCCGATGACCACTTCGTCAGCCACGGCGGGCCTCCTCGATGGTGTCCGGCACCGGTGGCCCAGCAGGCGGCGCGGGCGCGGGGGTCGGGGTGCCGGGCTGGCCGCCCGCCGTCGGGGTTGTGGTCGGGGCGGGGAACCCGAGCACCTCGGCCAGCTGCGGGAACAAGCTGGGGGCGCCGGTGACCATCTTCACCGCGAGGTCCCGCTTCGCCGCCTCCGAGTTCAGATCGGGGGCGTCCTCCTTGCTGAACCCGAGCTCCCGGCGTAGCGCCTCCGGGCCGATCGCGCCCGCGTTGTAGGCGGCCTGCGCGTCCGCTGACCGGTCCGGGCGCTGGGCGAGCTTGGACAGGTCGAACCAGACGACGACCGACTCCGGATCCGGGTGACCCTGCGACTCGAGCAGTGGGCGTAGGACGGCGTCGGTGAGGGCGTCGCAGATGACGGTCATCATCGGGGCGATGTGCTGGTTGATCGCCTGGTCCTGGGACGCCCACGCGGACCAGTGGTTGGCGTCGGCGACGCCGAGCAGCACCTCGGGGGGTACGTCGAGGGAGAGGGCGAGGCGGCGGATGGCGGTTTCGCGGGTCTTGATCGCGGTTTCGGTCACTTCCGACGACAGGGACAGGTGCTTGATCTTGTCCAGGTGGTCGCCCGGCGCCTTGAGCACGAGGGGGACCATGGCGGCGGCGGAGGACTGGTCCTGGATGGCGGTGGTCATGGCCTGCTGCAGCGCCGCCATCAGATCGGTCGCCGACACCGGGCGGTCCACCGCGACGGGTTCGGCGGGCAGGCCGGGGGCGTCGGGATCCGGCGCCGCCGTCGGGGCCGCCGCGGAGGGGAGGCTGATCTCCGACGGCACGAGCAGGATCCCGTTCCCCGCCACCCTCGAACGGGAGGCGGCTTCGATGGTCTGCTCGCAACGCCGGATCTCCCGCAGGATCGCCAACGCGGCCCGCACCGGGGAGTCGGACTGCTTCGTGTGGCGTGGGTGCGGGTTCCAGATCAGGAACAGGCTGTCGCGGTCCGGGTCGATCGGATGCGTGGCCCCGTCGGGGAGGTCGATGATGATGTCCGCGCCCATGGTCTTGATCTCGTCGTCGGCGAGGATGTGCCACTCCTCGACCTCTGGCGCGTCCGGGGTGGGGCGGCGGGTGACTATGGCGACCCACCCCTCCCCCGGCACGGTGAGGAACACGGCGAGGCGCGACAGCATCGCGGCCTGCCCTGCGGGGCCGCCTGCGATGTCGGCGACCATCGTCGCAGCCGCGACGTCGTCGGTTTTGCCGGTGGGGTGCCCCTCGCTGTCGACGTCGGAGGCCACGAGGCGGACGCGGGAGAGGCTGCCGGCGAACCACTGGCACACGGCGCGCAGTTCGCCGATCTCGTCGAACCGGGTCCATGCTTCGGACTTCCAGCCGTCGTCCCCGCCGGCGCTCTTGGTGGGATTGGTGGAGGCTTTGAGGTCCAGGCGGTGCGCCGCGGCCGTCAGACTGTCCGGTGTGGCCAGGGAGGGGGTGTTGGTGGTGATGGTGCGGCGAGCTACTCGGGCCATGGCTTATCGCCCCTCTTCACGGGTCAGGACCAGGCCGACGAGATGCGCCACCGCCAGCGCGGTGACGGGGAGCATGATCCAGGTGGTGACCCCGAACCGGTCCGCCAGGGCGGCGGGCCACCACACAGCAGCCACGGCCGCAGTCGAAACCCACAGGCCCATGCACCACGGGCAATGGAACAAGTACGCCAGCGCCGAGGATTCGCCCCGCCACCGCACCACGGCGGCCCGCACGGGCTGACCGATCTTGTCCACCACGACCACCCGCGTCACCCGCGCAGCGGCGAGAGTCACAAGAGCGATGACGACGATAAGCTCGACCATGCGCCGCACCGTACGGTCCAGCGGTGACCACCCAACCCCGCCCTGTGAGGAGCGCTGAATGAGCACCGACTACTCGTCCTTGATGGTTCACGAGATGTGGAACTGGATCGAGGAGCGTGCGGCCGCGAACGTCCTCTACGCGAAAGCGGTCTCGGAGGTCACGGCCGCTGATGGGATCGTCACGATAGTGCTCGACCCGGAGGGGCGAACCGGTGCGACGGAGGAAGCGTTCTACGGCCTGGACTTGATCCCGCAGATGGCGTCGGTCTTCGGAAGCGTGTTCTCCGCCAACGATGAAGTGGGCGGGTGGATGCGCGAGAACATCACGTCACTGCGTGTGACAAAGGCCGATGGGCAGGTGGTTCAGGAGATGTCCACCGAGGAGCTGCACCGTCGGGCCACTGAGTTCTAGAGACCGCTGGGCATGGGTGCGCCGAATGAGAAGCCGGCCGGCGGCGCCGCTGTAGCCTGCCCGGTCGGGGCCCCGGGGACGGCGATGGTGGCCTGGCCGCCGATCAGCTGCATGATCCGTTCGTAGCCCTGCGTGAGGGCGTCCATGCGGTCCGGGGAGTCCTGCCCTTGCTGCCAGTGCGCGGCCTGCGCCTCCAACGTGGGGTGGGTGCCGACCATGCGCAGGCGGCCGGTGGAGGCGGCCTGCCGGGTGCCGGCGGCGCGGGCGGTTTTGTCGCCCTTGGCGCGCCACGGGCGGATGAGGAACGGTGGGTCGTCTTGGTCGGGGACGGCGAGGCCGTCGATGTCGAGGACTGCTTGCCGGGGGTCGGCTGGGGGGTCGGTGCGTCCGGCGATGGTGGCGATGGCGATTTCGATGGTTCCGCCGGCGGCGCGTAGGACGCGGGCGTCGTCGCGAACGGACTGCCAGGCTTGTTTGATGACGCGTTCGTAGGTGGGGCCGGTGGTGAATGCCTCGAACACGATCTCCGTCGCCTTCGTGGTCAGGGCGAGGAGGACGGCTTTGCGGGCCCAGACGTCGGATTGCATGCGGCCGGACCAGTCGTCGGTGACGCAGACGCGGCCGTCGGTGGTGGCGGCGAGGGCGAGGAGGCCGGCTTCGTCGCGGCGGCCGGTTTCGGCGGGGTCGATGGACACGATGCGGACCGCGGTGTCGGGGAGGTTGGGGAGGCGGTGGCGGTCGAACCACTCTTGGGAGAAGAGGCCACCTTCGCCGGGGGTGGGGACGCCAAGGTAGAGGGCGGCCCAGGCGCGGGGCCCTACTTCGTCGCGGATGCGTTCCCAGTCGGCGAGGGTGTGGCCTCGCGTCGATTCGAGGGGCTCGCCGGGCTCGCGGTCGAGGATGTCGGGCACACCCGGGGTGGCGATGGCGGGGATGTTCACCACCCGCCACCGTCGCTCGGATGGCGGGCGGGCGGCGTCTTGCGTGAGGACATGCCCGGCGAGGTCCTTGGCGTGCCAGCGCGTCATGATGACGACGACCGGGGCGCCGGGGGCGAGTCGGGTTTGGGCGACGGTTTCCCACCAGGTGATGACTTTGTCCCGTTCGACCGCGGAGTCGGCTTCCTGCATGCCCTTGAGCGGGTCGTCGATGAACATCACGTCGGCAGGTGAACCGGTGAGGGAGCCGCCGACGCCGACGGCGTAGCAGCCCCCGCGGTGCCCTTCGAGGCGCCAGGAGCCGGATGCGGCGTGGTCCCCCGCGAGGGCGATGCCGAGCCTGTCGGGCAGATCGGCGCCGGTCATGGGGTCTTTGGCGGTGGAGCCGTTGCCGCGGATGATGTCGCGGGCCGCCCTCGCGTGGTTGCGGGCGAGGGCGTCGGAGTAGGAGGCGATGACGACGCGGCGGGCCGGGTCCTGGACGAGGGCCCGGATGACACCCCACACCGACAGGCGGGTCGATTTGCCCTGCTGAGGAGGGACGGACACGACGAGTCGGGCGTCGCGGGTGGAGAGGGCCCATTCGAGGGCGTCGTCGATGGCCCGCATGGCGGGGGTCTGCACCGTCTTACGGTCGATCGACTGCGCCAGCTCCCCCGCCGACGGATAGCCGCGGTCGACGGCCAGGCGGGTGGCCTCACGCGTCAGTCGTTCGGCGAGGGCGGCCTTCTGCGCCGGCGACCAATGCGCAGTTTCCGCCGCAATATCCGGAGGCAGAGTCACGGTCGTCTCCTAGAGCCACACGATGGCGGTGGTGTTGATGGCGATGTGGAGGACGTTGTCGGCGATGATGAGCAGCCACACGGCCATCCACGGTGGGGTGTCGTTGGGGTAACCAGTCGCGGTTACGGGGGGCCGGTGGCTGGCGGGGGCGATCTGGTTCTTGGCCCACACCACGTACTTGGCGAGCCGGTGGCGGTCGATGACGGCGTGGGTTCCGACGATCACCGCGAGCGCCAGGGGCGATTGTGTGATGAGCAGGAATGGCAGGCCGTAGGTGACGGCGTGCGCGATCGCGGGCCACCAGCGTTTCGTCTTCTCGGTCGCCATCCAATGCGACTGGATCAAGTAGTCGCCGATCAAGTGCGCGACGAGGCCCAGAGCGATGGCTTCCGCGATGGTCACGTGTCCTCCTGGCGGTGGGGGCAGTCGTCGCAGGCCCGGAACGGGCACAGGGTGCAGATCAGCGGCTCATCCACGAATTGCTGACCGTTCATCATCGGCCGCCGTGCTGTAGTAGCCAGTGGAACGCGTCACGGGTCCAGCGGGCATCGGCGAGGGCATCATGGGCGGCGTCGTTTGGGACGGGAATGCGCCCGACGCGTCCCATCTGCGCTAGCTGGGCGATGCAATTCGTGCGCATCGGGATGTGGTTCGGCAGGTCCATCATGGTTCCGTACAGCTGAGCGAGGGCGACGTGGTCGTAGGACGGGAAGTAACCCCACAGATCGGCGCCCGGTTGGATGAATGCGGCGATCTGCCGGGCCGCGTCGTCTCGCGGGGTGGTCGGCTTGCCGTCGAGGTAGGGCATGACGTGCTGGCCGACGAACTCGTGCCGGTACGCCTTGTCCCGGTCGTAGCCGTCGACGTGGAGGTAGAGCTCACGGCCGTCTTCGCAGACGAACGCGATAGAGATGAGGTCGATGGTGGTGCCGTCCTCGACGAACTCGGTGTCGTAGAAGTAGAGGGTCATGGTGTGTTTCTTTCGTTCCAGGTGAGTTCGAGCCAGAGTTGCCCGGGTTTGCCTTTTTGGGCGGGGTGGATGATCGGCTCCGGCTTGGCCATCCACTGGGGGGTGTCGTCGGGGACGAGGCCGTAGCCGGGGCTCTTCTTCGTGCCGGCGGCGAGGGCATCGCACGCCGGTTTGAGCGTGGCGACGAGGTTGTCGGTGTCGCGCCGTCGGTTGTCGCGGGGCCGGTAGTGCATCTGCACGGTCACGTGGTCGATGCCGGTCGGGAGCTGGTGCGCACGGGCGGTGAGGAACACGGCCCGGCGGACGTCTGCGACTTTGCGGGCGCGGGCCATGTGGTGGCCGCGGTCGTTGAGCGACAGGGGCGGCTTAGTCCAGGGCAGGAGCATGCACACGCTAGTCATGTTCAAAATGGAGGCTCGTCGGTATCGGGGCCGCCCCATCCGCCACCCTGCTGGTTGGCCGGCGGCTGCTGCTGCCCGCCTTGGTAGCCGCCTCCCCCGCCGCCCGGGGAGGGGACGCGGGTGACCTTGGCGGTGGCGTACTTGAGGCTGGGGCCGACGTCGTCGACCTCCACCTCGTACACGGTGCGCTTCTCCCCCGCGTTGGTCTCGTAGGAGCGTTGCCGCAGCACACCGTTCACCAACACGCGCATGCCCTTCTGCAGGGACTCGGCGACGTTCTCGCCCTGCTGCCGCCACACGTTGCAGGTGAGGAACAGGCCGTCGGCGTCCTCCCACTGGTTCGTCTGCGAGTTGAAGCGACGCGGCGTCGAGGCGACCCGGAACGATGCGACCGCCGCACCGGACGGCGTGTATCGCACCTCCGGGTCCGCGACGATGTTCCCGACGATCGTGATCGGGGTGTCTCCTTGTGCCATGGGGTGGTCTCCTAGGGGATTTGGGTGGCGGGGGTGTCTGCGACGGCTGCCGCGACGCGGCGGGTGGCTTCGGTCACGGCGGCATCCAACGTGTCGGCGGTGACGTCGATGACGCCCCATGTCGGGCTGTAGATCTTCGTGCAGTGTGGGAGGGCTTCGGGGACGTTGACTTGGATGGTGATGTGCCACCGGCCGACCATGTGCGTGACCGAGACGAG